GAATACCCGTGTTGGAAAACTGGTTGTTCGGCAGTGATGCTATTTTTTCTTGGGGCGACCATTCTACATAGCGTTTCACCACGTCATCTAACAATCCTGTCCCCAAATTAGGTCGCGCCATCGTGATGGAATATGCTGTCTTATTTTTATCACGATTTTCACCGTCAATCAGCAATTTCGGAATGAAGATCGGCAACGAGGCCGAAGGCGTATCTACTTCGAAGCGTATAACGCTCATGTAATAGTTGGAAGGGTTGTCGATGATCGGATTTGTTCTTGATTCTGTAAAATTTAGCGGGCGATTATCTGTGCCTAATATATCATTATTGACTGTTGCCAAATCCAGATAGACGTGATCGGGAGTAGAAGACATATTTATATATTAGAAATATATTATTATTTTTAATATACTTCTAAATATAAAAGAATGCCCTACCAAATTATTAAAATACCAAATGGAAAGTTTAGCGTGATTAATCGGATTACACATCATAATTTCTCTCCGAAAGGCATCTCCAAAGCGATGGCGACCAAGCAAATGCGATTGCTGTATATGAAGGCGAGAGAAATGGAAGGGGGGTCGGCATCCTCTTTAGAAGGCGGATCTGATGGTGGCGTGTATGATGCGATGAGCGATGCCGACCTACACGAATACTTCCCGCACGCCAAAATTGTAAAGTATAGCGAATTACCACGTGGTATTCCCGCAGAGGAATTCTTAACCAAGACAGGGGATTTTGCCTATATTCTTTACGAGAGTTCCCTAAACTCGGGCCATTGGGTTGCTTTAGTGAGAGGTGAAAAAGCATTCCTATATTTTGATTCATACGGCAATCTGCCTGGCTTCCCCCTGACTTGGAATACTCTCGAAAAAAATGTTGAATTAGGGCAAGATAAACCGACTTTGGTGGATATGTTTAGGATCACCAAAATGCCCGTTTATTATAATGATTTCGATTATCAAAATAAAAAGAATACCGATGTAGCAACCTGCGGTCGCTGGGCCACGGCTTTTTTAATCCATGTAAAAAAATACAAGGGCGATCTAAAATCGTTCAAAAGGGAAACGCTGAAAAGGGCGAAGGGAAAGAATTTAGACAAGTTTATTACGAGGGTTATTGATGAATAAAGGGGGTTTGGGGATATATCCCCTCAGTTTAGGAAGTTTCAAGTTAATTACAAAATTATTTTGAAATTAATATCTTTCAGTATATTATAAAGATGAGTACCCAAGATTTCGTGAAAGTGCTATGTAAGGATGACCGGCTAATGGTTACCGATCAAGTCCGCTACGCCGTCATCAAAGGAGGCGCCAACGTCACGGCCGCGCAATACAACGCCATCGGTTCGGGTGGTGAAAATGGTTTTAGTTCCAACATAGTTTTCAACGTCCAAGTACCGAGTCAGGAAACTCTCGTCGCTCGTCAGGCGCTGATTGAAACCACTCTCAATTTTTCCATTACGGCTACGCCAATATCTGTAAATGCCGGTGTGCCCGGTTCGGGGTATGTCTTTAACTATGGAGGTGTAGATGGTTTCAGTCCGTTTCCTTTCCATGCTTTAGTCAATTCTACTCAGTGGACCATAAACAACAACACCATCTCGCAGAACACTAGAGACCTCTTGGCCGTGTTGGTTCGCCTTCACGATAAGCGTTATCTTCAACGCTACAACGGTATGACCCCGACGATGTTCGATGTCTATGGCAACTACTCGCAAATCCCCGCCTCTGCTAATAATAAACCTTTTGGCAGTTTCGCCGATCAGTCCTACGACAATGATCTTCAGCCCCGTGGTGCTTTGCCTATTTCAGTCACTCTCGGCACGAACTTTTTAGGAACGGCAGCAGGTTCGCGCACCATCCGCGTCACCATTAAGGTGACTGAACCTGTTATGCTCTCGCCTTTCGTGTTTGCTGGCGATGAAGGCCAAGCCATGTATGGCATCCAAAATTTCAATGCGACCTATAACTTAGCATCGTCGGTTGGTAATGTCGTCCGCTTTGGTGGTGATGTTGCCGCTCGCTACACCGTTGCTCCTGTCGTCACCTTCCTCGGTGCGATCGAACCTCGTCTGTTGCTCCAGTACTTGACTCCGCATCCGTCAGATCTTTTGCCTTCGCGCAACGTGTTGCCCTACTACGAACTTCCGCGCTATTTGACCTCTGTTGCCCCGATTCTTGCTGGTGCGACTTCTCGTATCGTGTCTTCCTCGCTTCAATTGAATCAAGTGCCTGATAAGTTATACATCTGTGTTTCGCGGGCGATCGATCAACGATTGAATACTGATGCCGACAGTTTTCTCCCGATTGAAAATATTTCAATAAATTGGAACAACGCGGCGGGCATCCTCTCAAGCGCGCGACCACAGGACCTGTGGAGAATGAGTATAGAGTCCGGAATTAACATGTCGTGGGCCGAGTGGTCTGGCGAAACGACCATTCCTTCCACAGACGCCGATGGTGTTTCCACAATCCAAACTTGCGGTCCTATTCTCTGCTTGGAGTTCGGGAAGGATATTGAACTTCGGGACGACTACTATGCGCCAGGCAGTTTAGGGAACTTCAATCTCCAATTTACGATGGAAGTTCGCAACAACACGGCCGTGACGACTTCCAATTACCAATTGATGGTGATCGTTCAGAACTCAGGCGTCTTCAGTCTCGAGCGCGGAGTTTCGAGTTCGTACCTCGGAATCCTTACCAAATCTGATGTGCTGGAGGCCTCCAGAGGAAAGGCAATTGCCTACAGCGATGCTATCCGAATGGTGGGGGGGGGAAAGGTCTCAGATTTTTTCAAGCGAGTGGCCTCCAAATTAGGTGATGCGGGTATGGCCGCACTCCCTGCTTTGAAGGATATCGCGGTCGGTGCTTTGAAAAAGAAAGTCGGGCTCGGTCAGTCGGGGGGCAAACGATCCTCTGATATGGGTTCGATGGAAGATCGCCTCTATTAAATTATATATAAAATAATACGTCTTATTTATATATAAATTATACAATACTTGTATTCTCATTCGGTTCGCTCGGTGTAGGCGGTGGTGTTCGTTTGCTACAATCGGATTCTATACACTCGCCGAAGATATTACATTTGCGGAGATGAAGGTTTGCTATACAAGCCCCTAACGCCCCTAAACCGGCTACTATTAATGTAGAGATAGAGAGAATATCGACCATATATATAGATCCGGATAATAATTAATTACGATTTTCTTTTAATTTGTCAAAAAATTGAAACGTTTTTTCGGTTTGGAGAATAGACAACTAACCAAGCAAACGAAGATGGATCAAATGAAACTGAAAGAAATCGTGACTGGAATTACCTGTAATCGTTGTAATAGCGAATTACAACCGATGACGGCTGAAGACCACGTCAAGGGTGATTACACGCACATATGTATCACGCCGGAAACTAAAAAATATTTTGATGAATTGAAGAAGCAACTGGATACGTGTAAAGAACAAAACAGCGAACTGATGATTATATTGCCGATTGAGTATATCGGTGATATTCCCGTCAATGCGTATTGTCAAAAACGCATAACTCGTAGTGATGTCGTGATCTATCGCTTACAAGTTAATCTCAAAACGTTTTATCGCTACTACGGAGAAGATAGTGATGAATTAAAATTATACGAATCCGATCATTATGGTATTCCACGTGAAATACTTACCTTTGAAAAATTGAAGAACGACATCAGCATGCTCATGGAAGAAGAACAGGTTTGGTTAGATGTCTTGTGTGGCGAGTTCCGACTCGACAAATTAATGATCGATCCAATAAAAGCACGTTTAGAAATACGTACCATGTTTATCAAGACGTTCATAGGTAAGAAAGGGTATAAACTCAAAGACAAGACGTGCTGTGTTTGCTATTCGCCTACAAATTCGAACACAAAATGCGGTCATTCGCTGTGTATTAGTTGCCTCGTCGGTGTAGATAAAAAAGCAAAAGACGAATACGAAGAAGACGACGAATACGATCCAGACTTGGAAGTGCCTTGCCCGATGTGCCGAAAGTGTATCCGATTCTCGTGGGAACAATAAACATATATAGATAGAAAAAATAAGAAAAGCAATCCGCTTTTTTTATTTTATTTTCCGGATCGGATTTCCGGATCGGATTTCCGGATCGGAAGTGAATTCAAAACCATATTTGATTTTCTTTTAATTTGTAAAAAAATTGAAATGCTTTTTTGGTTTGGAGAATAGACAACTAACCAACAACCAAGCAAACGAAAACCAAACGAAAATGAGTCAAACCGTTAATGTACCCGCACCGAAATACACCGTCGCGAATGTCGGAAAATATATCAAGCACGATCTAGACGACGACGATTATGACGGGAGTATAACCAACTACGGATGTGTTACTACACGGTTTATCTGGAGTCGCGATGATAAACTCCACAAAATAGCACGTGATGAATACAGATATCATATCGGCGATAAAAGAAAAAATCTAATGTGGGTTGAAGAACTCAAGAGAATCGCCGATTGGAAAGAAGGTGAATATATCTACGCATTTCTCAAATCAAACGGGGGCATGTATTTCACCGTTCATTACAAAAAAGACAAAAAAGATAATTTTCATTGGTATAACCTGATCGTAGAACCGAGTGGATACGTCTGTATGGAAGCCATGAATCTATACACTTTAGACAGCGACGAAGATATAAAGTGCGGTAAGAACTTTATTAGAGTAGAAAGCGTATATAATGATAAAAATTGTAAAACTTTAAATAAAAAGAAGGCCAAGGCCAAGGCCACGGCCAAGAAATAAACATTTGAGGGAGGGGTGAAAAAAAACAAAGGTGTGTAAAGTCCTTTTTTTTATTTTATTTTCCGGATCGGAAGTGAATTCAAACCACATTTGATTTTCTTTTAATTTTACAAAAAATTGAAATGCTTTTTTGGTTTGGAGAATAGACAACTAACCAACAACCAACAACCAAGCAAACGAAAATGACTGAAATACACCGAGTATCATCTGGAAATGTGAAATACTGCCCCGCGAGCCGTGCCGATCAATCGGACGACCCTTGTGATGTGTGTGCGACGTGTGGATTTTGCTCGCATTCTAGTTGGAGCAATGGATCTATCTACGTGTGCGTCACGCTCGGCAATTTCTGTACCTGTATTCCGTATCCAGAAATAGACGAAAGGAAGAAAATGAAAGAAGACCGCGAGAAAAAAAGATATTATTCTATCATTCCAAACGAGAAGATGACGAAGAAACGAGTGATAGAAATATTACATTTCCAATATACACATATTAAGATGCCTCCATTCAATGAAAGGATTAATCTATCCAAAGGAAACTTGGCGGAGTTAATGGCGCAGGTAAGCATTCGTAAAATTGATCTACAATTAATTCAAAAGCAGATTATGGAATCCGCCACGCAATAAACATTTATAGATAGAAAAAAAAAAGAAAAGCAAACTGCTTTTTTTATCGGGGTTGGCGGGGTGTCCCCGCTTTAATCGTCATCTTCGCACGTCGGCTGGAACATCATTTTCTCGGTCATAATTACGCACGGGTAGTTCTTATAGATACAGCACCAACGTGAATTGGTTTTCCGGATTTGCGAAAAGGTTTTCTTCTCCAATCCACAATATTGTTCTAACAAATATTTGATGCCGTGCGACGACCCACTGAAAGGGAAAAATACGATCGCGTGGGCCTCATTGAGAATCCGACGCGTCATACCCCGATCCGTCGCCAAATGGTTCGTCTGTATCAAAGTCGTTTTAAAGTGTCGCCCGATTTCCAAAATCTGATTGACTAGCGTAATGACCGCATCTCGGATTTTTTTATCGCTGATGACATCAATATCGTCGGCCACCACACAACACTCATTAAACATTTCCGCATTCAAGGGGTTCAAATACATCTGCTCGTCCATTTTTATCCGCTTCAATCCGCTCACCTTATCGAGAGTTTCATCTTCCGTGAGCGACGACAAGACAAAAATCGGGCGTTTCTTGTATTTTTTCTTGTATTCATTCAGATAACCAACCACGAAAGTAGATTTCCCACTACCCGATGGGCCAGTCACATATAATATATCACGCTCCTTTGTTTCATCGGGAATAATCTGAAACTTGCTGTTGTCGCTGGCGGGTATGACGATTTTATTCGTGACTGCGATTTCGTTGCTCTGAATCTCCTCCTGATTCGCAACTACAGTTATGATTTTCTTATTTAGACGGGCAAGGGGACGGCCGAAACCGCTATTCATAGAGAGATTTCCATTCATATTTATATATATAAATATATTATAAATTTTTATATTTATCTATATTATAATGTCGCAACAAGAAAGAATTGACTATCTAGAACGTGAATTATACG